AAGTATAGAGAACCACTCATCCTCTGATATAGAATATTCTAGGTCTTCTACTAAATTCTCAAGAGTGTATTCCATCTTTTCCATAGCAACTAGTTGAACGGGATATCTTTTGAATTGGCAATAATACACTTTGTTTATTTCAGTATCTATATCAATACTACCATTAAGACTAATAATTGAGTTTGTTTCGCTTTCTGTGCCAGAATTTTCACAAGAATTAGAACTCTCTGTTTGCCATTCTCCATCAGATAATACATCATCAAGGTTTTCTACATAATCTTCGTTTACTTCGTTTCCTTCGTTTCCTTCGTTTACTTCGTTTCCTTCGTTTCCTAATTCATTACTAGAACTAGACCCATTCAAATTAGTAGGTGAATCATCGAATACAATTTTTTCATCTAGTTCTGTTTCAATCTCAACAATACGCATCTTGTATAATTTATCTAAATTCTTAGTAAACCAATTCGAGTCTTTTATATCATCATATTCCTCGGATAAATCAAACTCATATTTATCAGTTACTCCAATAAAACCTCCATAATACTTAGGAAATGTAGGACATAAGTCGTTTTCACCATATTTACTTCCAATATATGTAAAAAAGTTATCAATATATGCTGTGTTATGATAGCTATTAATTTTATTATTTGTGACGAAGTTAAATATATTAGGAGTTTCGGTATGATTTACATTGTAATCATTTTTCAAATAACTAATTACATCCAAAATAGGATTCATTTTAATAAATACCGGTGCTTGTGATTTATCTCCAGTTTTATTATGAATTATAGAGGCATCAAACATATGTTTAATATAAGTATCCTGAAATTCATTCTCTAATGGTTCTTTAATAGAATTGAGTAAATATTCACTATTAAGAGTAAAAAGTCTGTAACTATCATTATTATAATAATTAAACCAAAGCGAAAGTGCCGGAAAATACAGTTGAAAATTCTCTAATCCTAGTGTTTCAGCTAAACTCTGTTGAAGAGTATTAACTTCTTTTTCAGGTATTTTAATTACTCTAGGTTTCATTTATATTGATATTGAATTGTCTTGTATTAATCTTTAAATAAAAACTCGTGTAGTTTACATAAAAATTTTATTGTTTAGATTATACCGGAATTTATGAATTTAAATCTGAGAAAATTCGATATTAGAAGCATTACACCAGACAAAGTATGTGTGTTTATAGGAAAACGTGAAACAGGTAAATCTTTTCTTGTTAAGGACCTTTTATGGCATCATAGACAAGTCCCTATAGGCACAGTAATTAGTGGAACTGAAGCTGCTAACACCTTTTATGGAGATATAGTTCCAAGTCTTTTCATACACGACCAATATACACCAGAGATTGTAGCAAATACTTTAAAACGACAAAAAATGGTAATTCAAAAAATAAAAGCAGACAACGATAATTATGGAAAATCGATGGTGGATCCAAGGGCATTTCTTATATTGGATGATTGTCTCTATGATAATTCATGGATTAGAGATACTAATATTCGTAGTCTTTTTATGAATGGTCGTCACTGGAAAATACTTTTTATAATTACTATGCAGTATGCCCTAGGTGTTCCACCTAATTTAAGAACGAATATTGATTATGTTTTTATTCTTAGAGAAAATTTTGTGTCTAATAGAAAAAGACTCTATGAACACTATGCTGGTATGTTTCCAAGTTATGATATATTTGCTCAAGTTATGGATGCCTGTACTGAAAACTATGAATGCCTAGTAATTCACAACAATGCTAAGAGTAACAAATTAGAGGACCAAGTCTTCTGGTATAAAGCATCTGCTCATCCTGAATTCCGTATAGGTGCCTCTGATTTCTGGATGGCACACAATAAAAACTATAAACCAGGTGTAACTGGTGCTAGTCCTGAAAATGAAAATGAAGAAATTGTTAATAGTAGTAGGAAACGCGGTCCATTAATTAATGTAAAAAAAGGATTTTAGTTTTTTCGAGATTTTCTTACTTTACGTGACTTCTTACGTAATGCTCCACCCTTGCTTGATTTTTTTTTTTTTAAAGTTTTTCTAACTGAACTAGGTGCTAATACTTTACCAAACTCTGCTAATGATTTTGCTGTTAATGAATTAGCATTTCTTAATGCTTCTAGTGCTTTACGTTGTTTAGCCTCTTGTTCTTTAAGAAAAATATCTATTTTTTGTTTTTGAGTTTCTGGGGATGGGAAACGACTTAATATTTCCTCATTTAATTTTTGTTGGTAATATTTTTGAATAATTTTCTTTTGAGTTTCAGAAGAAGGAAATTTACTTAATATTTCTTCTTTTCTTTTTTTGTGTTGATAATCACTAATAATTCTCTTTTGAGTCTTAGGAGATGGAAAACGACTCATTATATCCAGTTTTAATAACATTGATTCAAATTTTTTATTAAGTTTCTCTGCTAACTCATGTTCTTTAGCAGTAAGACGTCTTTTAGTTCTTGGAGAAATAGGTTTTTTCAAAGATTCAGTGACTAAATTATATTCCTCTTGTAATTTATTAAAACTATTTTTTTTTCCATATCCAATAAATTTATTAAAATTAAAACTTGGCATTAATATATAATAATCCTAGAAATTAAACTAAATTACTGGTTAAATTTCCCCGTGCTCTAATTGGGTCTTCGCCGGAGAAAAGGTCATTATATAAAGGCTGTGTGCTTGAAATTTCAGTGAATACGTCTCTTGGTACAAATCTGTATTCAATTTGTCGGTCTGCTTTCTGTGATTTCAAATAAATATCCATATAACCTATTGTTAGCATGGTTACTCCTAATATAAAAAGAAATAGTGTTAATGCTTTCATTATTATAATTCCTACATTTTTTTATGGATTATATATTTTAATTATTCAGGCACAGATTCTGGAGTATATAAATCTGCGTACGCTGTGCTACTGAATGTATTCACCTGCGAATTTATGTTGTTTTCATTTAACATATCGTGTGCCGAGTAAGGAATAGGACGATATTCTACTGAATAAATAGTTTCTCTTTTGTTAAAATCATAGAATTTATAATTTACTATTGAATAAACTAATAAAATTACAAAGAAAAAAATTGCGATAGTCTTCATTTAAATATACTTAGATTTCTTTAACAGCTGTTTCAGTGGCAGCTTCGGCAGCTTCAGTCTCGGCGGTTTCGGTATTTGCTGGAGCTTCAACAAATTTAGACTTCATCCATGGGTCTTCTGTTTCTAATGAATCTACTGTTTGTGAAACCTGTTCGGCATTATCGAGTGACACTTCTGTTTCGGCTTTTTTCTTAGCTTCATCAGCAGCCATTTTTTCCCTTAGAGCATCCTGTTGTTTTTCGCGTTTTTGTTCTTCATAGAAGAGGTCTTTACGGACTTCGTTCGACTTATACTCTTTCATTAGAGTGTTCAACTCTTCTTCTAGGTATTCTTCATTTGCTACCTTATCAGCGCAAGGGTCCCATGGTAACCAATATCCCATCTGTCCTACGAATACGTGGAAACTTCGGTCTTTTGCCTGAAGTCTTTTAGCTCTTCTTTCTGCCTCACCATATGTATCGAAAACACCTCTTACTTTAACACCACGAACATTTGTTTTGAAGTCACACTCTTTGTTGTATTCCTCATCTAATTTTTCACCGTGTTTGTATTTAAAATCTTCATATTTTCCTTTGAATCCATCATAGGTTTCTCGAATGAAGTTTCTTAACTCAGTTTTAGTAGCTTCTACAAATTTAGTATTAATACCAGCATATTCAGCTTTTGCTTCTTCTGTAGAACCTTCAGGTGGTTTTAATTTCTGGTCTAAGGCAAATTCTACCTCACCACAAACCTGTGTCATAAAACGATGGAAAAGATAAAACTCTTTCTGTTTTAAGACGTCTTCGGGTGATACGAATGAAATACAAACATAGTTTTGTCCTCCAATTCTATCATCTACCTCAAGGTAATCTTCTTCTGCTGTTGGGATTGTGTTTTTACTGGTCATTTATATTGTGGATATTTAAATATATAAAAAAATGCTTTAAGTGATTTAATTTCTAATTATATTATAAATGCGTGTTAATCATCGTGAAGTTTTAAGACGCCTAGTAAAGTATTCTATTTTAACTCTACTTGTAGCTTTTAGTGCTAAAATGATAATAAAAGCGAACGTTTCTCAAATGGAAGCATTTTATATAGGAATAGTAGCTTCTACAGTATTTGCTGTGTTAGACATGATTTCTCCAACAATTTATATAAAAACAAAGTAGATAATTATAATAATTCTAAATCTTCTAAGTTATTAGAGAATGTAACACTAGTATCATCACCTTGTTTAATCTTTTTCTCAAAAAATATCTTTTTTCTAGTATCTTTGTGAATAAATACTTTCACAATATTGTAACAAATCTTGAAAAATCCGGGAATGTTTGTTATTACTATCTTATTTATACAATCTGGATATTTATCTTCAAAAAAAGGAATTAATTTTTTAAACATTCCTGTATCCATATTTTTTATGTATGTCTTTTTCAAATCAACATATAACACAATCTCTCTAGTATTATATAATTTCTCAGAAGTGGTAACACAAGTATTCATAGCCTTGTCAATATATTCAATAAAATCATCATAATCACAATTCTTTCTTTTTGTAAAATATCCAGCAAAAATGCTAAAAACTACACATTTATTGTTTTCATTTTTTTGTATATTTATGATTTGACTAAAATCCATTTTATTTATTCTAATAAAAAAAATAAAATAATTAAACACTAGGAATAAATTCCCATTTCAAATAATTACATATATCTTTCCAAATCTGATCTTGTTGATGTAATTTTTCGCGACTCTTTAATAGAATGAAACATTCAATGAATTCATCTAATTCAAGTAATTGAACAAACTTATGAAGAACATAACTGTAACTTAAAAAGTTTTTTCTACTCTTTGGACAAAATTTATGAAACGGAATCTGGATTTCTTTGAACATTCTTCGTAATTCTTCCTCTGTTTCTCTAGAAATAGTTGGTGGTGGTTCCCCGTTTAGTCTATTTATTATATGAGGAACATGTTCATAGTATTTATTCTTCTTTAATTTCTTTAATATTTCTCTAAGTTTTGGTGGTGTTAGACTCTTCATATCCTCTATTCTTTCTTTTTTCAACTCTGAAATAATTTGGTTATATACTTCTTGGGGAATATCAGTAGATTCTTTTGCTTGAAACTGTGCTAACCATTCATTAAAATGGTTTATACGCTTATACGCAAAATAACTTATTTCTCTAGGAGGTTCTTTGTAACTAGGTTTATCTGAGTCTATTAATATAAAAGATTCATCACCACATTTATTACAAATCATTTTACCTTCACTCATATACAAAGTCTTTTCAACTCCACATTTCTGACAAATGTCAATTGTTTGGTTTTTTTCAATATTTAAATTTTCGAAATTTTCATCGGTCAATAATAGGTAATCTTCATACATTTTTGCTTTACTTTTATACTTTGTTTCAGGTTCTTTTACTGATTCCTCCGGTTTTGATGTTTTTTCTTTATATCGTGAAAAATACTCCATTACTGATTTTTTAGCAATAACTTTCCTCAAATCTCCTTCATTCGATTTTTTCTTTTTCATTTTTGGAGTATTTTTTTTATTGCCATTATCGGCATAATTAAACAGTATATTCCCAGTATCTAGTAAGTAATCTATTTCTTCACGGTTACTTTCTATTTCACTTATACTTTTTTTTAAATCATTTATTTCGTCTATCAACTCCATTTTCTTATCTATATTAAAATCGTTAGTTTTTTCAGGAGTATATTCTCTTAATCTATTTTCTAGAATTTCCAAA